ATTTTCAATATCATCACTTAAAGTGATCTCTCCACTTTCACCACTAACACTAGAATATAGTTCGACAGGTACTAATTCATTTACTGCACCAACTAAACTTGATTTTTCAGCGGTGTCTAAATTTGATAAATCTCCTAACAAACTATTTGTGTTATTCTGTTCGGATTTTATTTCATTTGTCGCACCGACTAAACTATTTTTATTAGTTGTCGTTAAATTGCTTAAATCTCCTGTTATATTTGAGACAGCATTTAAACTAGGTGCGTTAGTGTGCTTATCATCTTGTGTGCTAAAGCTATCAATTATTCTTCCTTCATTTTCCGCTAAAGGAACAACACTCACTTTTTTTATTGCTAACATTTTTACCTCCTTTAATTAAATAATATAATTATTAATTTGTTCATATTTCCGTTTGATGTAGATGAGTTAGGACTCATATAAAACTGATTTTTAATTACATCGTTTTTTTGAACAGGCATTATACATGTATCATTATGAAAAGACCCGTTCGCACTTTCCCATTGAGTAGTAAACTCATTACCATTCTTAAAAGTTTTCCACCAGAAACCAGTATCACTTGTAGTGTTCATTGAAAGTAACATTAGAGCATATTTACAATCACAATTTATAGTAATATCATAATTATTACTACCTAATACAATATCGTTTGTATCACCTTCTACTGACTGCCATATTACGTCTTTATAACTTGATGTAAAACTATCACTTATAGTTTTAGAAAATGCTGCATAATGAACTCTATTAAAAATCTCTCCTAGTTTTCCATTTAAGTAATGGGCGCTATAAGAGTCAGTTTGACTTTCAGTATATGAATCAATTACTTGTCCATTTATTGGTGCTGTTTGAGTTGCCTTAATAATATAATTTACCACCATATATGGTTGTAAATTGTTGTGAGCCGTATCTCCTCCGACTTGAGTGGAGTCTGCATAACCGTATGTAACACCAGAAACATTTTGAACTCCAGTTAATCCTCCCCACGACATACTTCCTGAGTCTCTGTTAATTTGTGTATCGTGCTTATGTTTTGGCATTTCAGCAATCGTTAATTTATGAGTTTTTTCTCCTCCTGTGTTGCCTAAAACATTAAAGTCATTATCGTTGGAATCTAAGCCAAGTGGAACTTTACCACTTAAATTTGGTAAATTAAATGTAGTTGTCCCATTGCCTTCTCCATATTTTGTCCCTATTACCACAAACAAATCACTATAAGTAGTTCTGCTTATTTCAGCGCCATCACAGAATAAATACCCTGCTGGGAGTGTTGTTCCACTAAAAGGTAATATTGTACCTATTTTTAGGGTTTCACCTCCACCACCAAAAGTTTCATCTGTAAGTTCATAACCTGCTGGGATATTTGATGATGTTCCGTCAAATCCTATTACGCTGTTTGTTGGCACCCCATCTCTTACCTTCCCTTCTTCACCATCTAAAATAGTAGCTGTTTTTGTTCCCTCTACATCGGTGATAGTTAAAGTAGTAACCCCGTCGGTTTTTGATGTTTCTATCGTTGGGCTTACCCCGTCGGCACCCTTAAACCCAAAACTAGCTGTTAATTTTTCCATTATATTTCTCCTCCTTCTGGATATACAATTATTTTTTTAGCTCCTTCATCATCCATACCTAACATAGTTGTAGCATCATTTAAAACTAAATCATACCAATATATTTTTTTCTTATTTAAAAGTGGAAACACTTTAGTATCTTCTGGTGTTAATATCAACTCTGGAAACTCTACAGTCTCTGTATATCCTAATTCACTTATTAAATATTCTTTTCTTAATAGTTCATCTTTTGTATATCCTTTTTTCTCTTTGACTATAAATGAAATCTTATCAGTTGGTTTAAACTTATAATTTTCAATTTCTTCTGTTTCTATGTTGTAAATAGGAAAATAAAAAGCAAGTCTATTAAACTCGCCTGACGTTTTGTCTCCTCTAGTTAAATGTATTGTCTTCCCATCTTCTATAGCTATCATTTAATCAACTCCTCTCTTAAAGTTATAAGCAATTACTTCAAACACCCTAATATCTGTCTCTGCCGTGTCTTTTGTTATGTTTAAGTTTGATATTGTATATTGTGCTTTTATTGTTGTTGTTGTATCGATATCTAATGAAAGTATAAAACTTTTGGCATTAATATCACCAAGTACTTTTGTGTCATAGACATTATCATCACCATATACAATTTCTATCATATCATAGTTGGATGGATTATCTAATAATGTCACATCTCCATCTTCGTCTCCACTAAATAATGAAAATATATAATTAGTACTAACCAAGGCATCATAGCTTTGTAATTTAGCAGAGGTAATAGTGTCAAGCACGGACTTGTTACTATGCGTATGCCGTGCCTGTGCATTATTATCTACTTTATTTTTATACTCGTTAGTAAAATCATTAGTCGATAAGCCTTTGCCTTCTTCTTTTTCTACCTTATTCTCTATGTCGTTTAATTTAAAACGCCTTTCTACATCTGATGGTGTTCTAGGTACATTTATATCTCTTTTATTTAACATAATCAACTACTCCTATACTTTTTACTAGCTATATAATCAGCCATTTCTTCATTAGTCATATTTTCCGCATCTATTCTATTTAACTCGTTTAGATAAGTGTTTGAATATTCATAATTGTTATTTTCAAAATATTCTTCATTAGCTTGTACTCTTGAAAAAGTAAATGCTTTATCTATCATTTTTACTTGTGTTTCACTATCAGCATTTTGATATGTATCATTTTTAATAAGTTCACTTAAATATCCGTTAGCTGTTTGACCATAAGTTTCTTTATATTGTGTATAATCTTTGGCCGACATAGAATACTTTTCGCCACCATACATTAGATAAGAACGAGGAGTACTAGGTATTGCACGAGTGTTATCTGTTTCTTTATATACTCTTTTAAGTTCGTTATCCAATTCTGTGCTTAAATCTTTGCTTCTTGAATATGGAGCGAGAAAACTTTCAAACGCTCTTTGCAATATGTTTTCTGCTTGCTGTTTTTCATTACCCCATATATCTGTAGTACTTTCAAGTTTGTTTCTTAAGCCCGGTGTTTTATACATAATTTGTCTTACTATTTTTTCGCCAAAAGCAAACGAACTATCTTTTGATGGAATAGTGCTACGTTTTTTATCATCTAATGTGCTTGCTATTTGACTAAACAACGTAGGGAAAAACTGCATTACATAACTTTGAGTAGTATTTAAACCTATATCTTTAATCATACCAGCACTACCTTTGCTATAAGAGTTTAATGTGTCGGTTAAACTTGATAGGAAAGACATAGAAGAAAGTGGGTCTAATGTTTGAGCCAATGTATCTAAAATTATATTAGCGTCCCAATTTTCTTTGTCTTCGAGTTGTTTAAACAAAGAAGCGCCTTCTAACAAAGGCATAGCTACTGGTGATAGCCAAGATATTGTATAAGTGTGTCCACCTATTTTAATTGAAAAATCTTGGTTACCTAGTGCCTTATCATATTTTCCTTCTTTATCATCATCACCACCTGCTAACAAGAAACCGGCTTTTGCTAACGCATATCCAACTCCTAATAAAGCTGAACCTGTTAAACCCTGACACAAATTATCTATTAACTGACTCGCTTCCATATTCCCTTGCTGCACTTGATAAGCATCATAGGATAAAGACTTAATTAAACCTATTGGCGAATAATTAACTCCTGCTTTTGCAATGTTTATTGGTGTTTTCTTAAACGGAATTAAAGCACCTACTGCTAATTTAGTACCTGCGTTTTTGTTTTCTATTTGAGCTATTTTGCTTGCTAACCAACTATATTGTCTAAAGGTTGATATTTCAGCTTGTTCTAGCGCGTAGGCTTTAGCTTTATTTATTACATCTGGGTTATTTTCAATATCTTCTTGTGTTCGTATTTCTTGGGCTGTCAGATATTCTTTAAATGTATTTTCAAAAGCTTGTTTACTAAAAAACCAATCCTCGCCCTCTAAAGCCTTACTGTTAAACTTGCTAGCTTTTTCTAAAACGGCGTTTTTAAAGACTTGTTTTTTTCTTTCAATAGACGATTCTTCACTATACTTGTTTTGACCTGTAATAGCATCTTTCATATCTAATGTTGTTTCTTTAGCAAAATCTTCCACGGTTTTACTAGGTTTTTCCCATGTTTTAGTTCTATTTTTTATTGGAGCTACTGATTCAATAGTTCTAGCCATAGCATTTTTAACAGATATAGTTCCCTTCATAGCTATATTAGACACTATATTTCTTATATGAGTTTTAGGATTACCTAACATAGATAAATATCTCCATGAATTAATTTTATCACTTGTCGTTACCTTTAACTGGTCTGCTATATCCTGTTTAACTTGTTCTACTGCTTCGTCTAAATCTTCTTGATTCCAAGTACCATTTTTATTATATGTTTTCAAAATCTTTTCAACCATTTCTGGTGTTATTTCAACATCATCAAAAGCCTTATTACCTGTCATCTTAGCTCTTCTAACTGTTTTAGAAATCATTTTTAATTGTCCTTCGGGAGTTAGCCTTTTGATAACACTTAACGCTTGAGTGGCTTGCCCTAACTCCGTACCCATTATTGCTATGTTTTCAATTAGTTCTTTGGCTGTGACAATATCGTTTTGATTTATTGCTTCTTGTAATAATCTTTCCCCTAAAATTACATCTTCGGCTTTTGGTATTCTATCATCATTAAGTAAATTATTAAATGTTTCGACACCTTTTTCATAACCAAGCATATTAAGTTTTCTATTAGCGTTTTCTAAAGACTTCTTATTAGATTTAACTTCATAAGTAGCTTTTAATGTGTCAAAATCTTCTATTATTAGTTTCTTATCTACCACATCGCTTTCTGTAGATGTTTCTATCCATCTACGCAATTTCATATCTGGCCAATCACCTTTAATAGTTAAAGTGTCATCATTGCCAATTAAAGCGTTCATTGTTTTAGCAACATCTTTAGAATCATCTTTAATTGCTTTGTCAAAATTAACTTTCTTAACATTATCTGATATTGGAGCATTTATAGTTTGTTTTTCTTTTAGTTGTTCTTTTTTAACTTTATTAAATCTTTCAACGGCGAAATCAATATTATTTTTGTTTTGTTTCATTTTCTTATCAATGTTTGGCATATCTTCTTTTAGTTCTTTTAATGTACTGTAATATTTTAAATACATACCAGAATCATTATGCACCAAATCATAACCTGATTCACTATCACCTGTTATGCCATATCTAATATCATTGTAATCAAATAAGCGTCCATCTTCTGTTTCCACTCTTTCGGGTTCGGTTGCTGTTTGAGACATAAGTTTATTTACTTTGCCTTCGGTAAATTGTATCTTTTCATTTACAGATGCTATATTTTTTTCTTCTTGTTGCATACTATTTATTGATGGTGCTATTTGACTTTTTTGTTGTTTTGTAGTATCATTGTTGACAGAAGCAGATGCTCCTAAATCAACCTCGCCTTTTATAGGAAGAGTTGACTGAGCGTCTGCTTTTTCTAGTCTTTGAATCCTATAATGATTCTCACCATCTTGCCTAGATACTACTTCAAATTCTAAATTAAATTTTTCACCATCAATATCTAAGTTGTTAAAATAATAGTTCCAAGTGTTATATTTGGTTCTATTTTTATTTTCAAATGTTTGACTTACTAATTTAGCACTTTCAATAATATCACCTAAATCAGAAAACACCTGTAAATGTTCTTTCAAATATTTGTTTTGTAACCTGTCATTATATACTTTGTTTATGCTTTCTTTTATATCTTGGTTAGTTACATAAATGTTGTTGCCATCGTTTTTAAAACGATTAACATTGTGGTTTTGTTTAAAAATGTTTACAGCATCATGATAAATATCTGTTGCGTTTTTATTTTCTAAATTAACATCTATACGTTTAATGTTAACTTTGCCATCATAATTTGTTGATTCATTTTTAAAAATGTCCTTAGCGTTTGAATATTTATCAAGCAACTCTTCTTTTATAGGTATATTTCCTTGTTTTTGTTTAACTGGTGCTATTTGTTTGTTAAGTTTATTTACTTCTTTTGTTAGATTAGTTATTTCTTTTTTTAATGGTGCTACAGCTTTTTCAGTTTGTACTTTTATATCTTGTAGCGTTTGTCCTGTTCCTTCTGGTTTGAAGTTTTTTTCTACGAACGCTTGCCATGATGTACCGTTTTCAGAATATCTTATATCAGGATCATTAGTGGGATTAGTATTATCTACGTCTTTTATTTGATTATTGTTGAAAACCGCGTAACTGATGACAGGATTATTATTTTTTGAACCCTCTATTACATTGTTTTCTACCCCTTCTACTATTATTACTGAATCATAACCTTTTTTTTCTAATGTTTCTTTATCAAATTCTGTATATTCAAAAGGGTCTTCACCAAATGTTCTATCCATATACATATCATATAAACTAGTGTTTGCTTCTTCAGCGTCTTTTTCCAACTCTTTTATATATGGGCTATTGTCAGTAGCTTTTAAATATTCTCTTACTATATTATCAAGCTCAACGCCATCATATTTATAGCCGGCATTATATGGGTGTATGATAGGTTTCTCTATATTTATATATAACTGCATTGTATTAGATTTTACACTCTCGTCATTGATGTCACCAAATCTACTGCTAAATTTTTTATTAGGTGTAACAAAATAACCAAATGCTGTATTAGTATAATCTGTATTAGTTCCTAATTTTGACTTATCAAATACAGTAAACTTATTAGGAGTAGTATGATAAACAACCTCTAAGCGTCCTTTATCATCTCTCGCCTTACTATCTTTAAAAAACTCTTGTTGTTCTTTGGTTAGTTTTTTATCTTTATTGTCATAAGAAAAAGAACTATTATCTAGTTCCCTATTTCTACTGCTTTCCTTAGAAGTTTGTCTCTCCTCATTACTTCTTTGTTGTCCTGATTTTGTTGAATAAAGTTTAGAAACTCCTCTGCTTGTTCCATTGTCTCTAGTGGATTGAGTATTCCTATCACTGTGTCTTTGTCCATGTTTTTCACTTTCCAAAGAATATCTGCTATCTCTGTTAGTATCTGTTTCATTGGCTACCTCCTCAACTATATCTCTATGTTTTGATACTCTATCAACCCTATAATTTCCATCTTCTAATACATCAAAGTAATATGTATTGCCATTTATATCTGTTGCCGAACCATATTCTTCACCTAAAGTTGCTAATTCGCTTGCTTTAGGTGATATAACTCTATGTGCTTCGGCTTGTTGTTTTTGAGACATCATTACAAAATCTTCAACGTGTCCGTATGGATTATTATCAACCGTTGCATATCTAGAACTCGCTTTTTTGTTTTTAGTATTATAACTCATATTGTAAGCTTTTTCAAATCTTTTTTTAACATTTCGCCAATACATAGCTTCATTTTCATAACCAGCCATTTTTCTTAAGCTATCTAGCTTATCCATAACCCAGTTATAAATCTGCTTTGCTAGTGTTGGTTTTTCTCCTATTAACTCATTAACAAACTCTTGTGTTCCTAGTTTATTTCCTAGTACACTTGCTACTGCTTCTTCATCAATTAGCCTTTGAAGATTGGGATTGTTTCTACCATATCTTTGTACATATATTCTCTCTAAATCCTGTCTCGCTTCTTTATATCCTTCTTTGGTAGAAATATATTTCCTTATATCATCTGGGTCAAGCATATAAGAGCTGTTTTCAGATGATAACAAATCGTGAGTTAATTCATGTACTGCTACGTTTTGTACCAAATCACCTGTATTAGCATTTGGATTAATTACAATTTGTCTTCTGCCATTACCATCAATACTCCAGAAAGCATTTGTGTTAGTATCTGTAAATGGTGTGGGGTCAATCTTAATTTGTACACCCCTTTGATTTAATAGCTTATAAGTGTTCTTTAATGTTTGATTATTAGGGTCTAAATTATTTTCTTCAGCCATTTGATTAAATTGCTCTTCTTGCGTTGTTTGCAATTTGGTTAATTGTTCTTGCATTTCTGCTATTTGTGTATTTAGCTGTTCTTTTTCTTGTGCATCGGCAATACTTTGTTTTCTTTCTTGTAAATGTTCAATAGTATTTTGTAAATCTGTAATATCAGTTTCAATAGTAGTTTCTGTTGGTTCTTCAGTTGTTGTATCTTCGGTTGTGGTTTGGGTGATGTTTGTATTTTGTTGACTATTTATATTATTTTGTTCTTCATTTTCTAAAAGGTGATTTATTATTGTCTCGCTATTTTGTGTTTGTTTTTCGTTAGCTCTTGCATTATTAATATCCATTATAGATACTGGTGCATTTAATACACCACCAACAACAGCTCCGATTATTGCGCTTTCACCAACTTGTTGCCAGTCAATAGTTTCTCCTTGACTATATGTAGCGTTTTTAATAAATGGGTTTAATATTTCAGCTAAGGCTTCTTCTCCACCTTCACCAACCATTCTATAGCCAGCTTTAATTAAAGCGTGAGACAAAGATTTGCTAGCTTGGTCTATACTTTCTTCACCTAAGCTTTTAGCTACTATTTTATCTATTCCACCACCAGAGCTTCCTTTAACACCAGGGATGCCACCAGTAAGCCATTCTGTCGCCACTTCTGTTGCACCATTTAAAATCGCATATTTAGTAGCGTCATCAATATTGGCGTCAGACATTAATGCTTCTTCTGCTCCACTACCTGCACCCCTTAAACCAACAGTACCCCAGTTTACGCCACTTAATACTTTACTTGCAACACTTCCGGCTTTAGTAAGGTTCCCTGCCATACCTAAAGCTAAGTTAGGTATTTGTCCGCCTATACCTTCTACCGCCTTACCTAAAATATTGTTTCTTTTAACTATTGTATTGTTTTCTGCTTTAGCAAGTTTCATTTCATTACCTAAAGAATCTACCACTTTAGATGTTCTATCTTCTTTGATATAATTTTTTAGTTTTTTACTGGTGTTATTATCTCCTAGTTTATCTGTGATAAATGCACCTGCTGTAGCTCCAGCATCCACTATGTTTTCTACGCTTTTAGTTAATCCTTTGTTCAACAAATAAGCCGTAGTCGTAGCTGTGGCTGGTACTCTTTCTTTTAAGTTTAAAATATAATCTGTTAAAATATTACCGGTTTTATTATATTTTGATTTATTTTTGTTTTGTTCAGCTAGTAATTGACCTGCATATTGATTATATTCTTGTCCTTCTAATCCTGACGTATCAAGTTTTAATCTATTCTCTGTATTCAACTGATCTAATGGGTCTGTTTTATTTATTACTTTGTTTGTTGCACCTTTTGCTTTTTCGCTAAAAGTGTTATTAGCAATATTGCTTTGGTTTTTAATGGGTGCTAATTGATTTTTATTATCTTCCACTTTTTTAGTGTCTTTCTTTGTTGATTTGATACTATCAGCACTCTTCATTTCATTATTAGTGTTATTGGTTATAAGTTCATATTTTTTAGTTCTTTCATTATAGAAGTAGAATTTATCGTCTTTTGAATATACTTTCCAATTCTTTCTATTTTCATAATCTACTTTACTATATTGTCCTAATGTTTTACCTGTGTCAGTATACCCATCAGCATTTACTTTTGAAGTGGTTTTATTAGTTGTGGTTTTAATAGGCGCTAATTGATTGCTATTTGTACTACTTGTATCTGTTTTAGTTGTTTTCTTTACTGTGGTTTTGATAGGTGCTATTTGCCCACTATCCACTTGCTGTCTTATATTTTGAGCATAATTAGAATTCCCAGCATCTATGCTTTTTTGTACTATGCCCTCTAACCATGCATCTTTTTTCTTTTTAGCCATTTACATCACCTACTTTGCTCTATAAATAATTGCATAATATTGAGTGCCTTTTACTTTACTCATTTTTTCGGTTCCTTTAACCTCTACTTTCCCACTGTTTTTTATTTTATCTATTTCCGCTTTTGTTCCTGTATAAGTAACCCAAGCGTTTTTGTTAGAATCGGTTGTATTGGTTTTAGTAGATTTATTAGATGAGCTACTAGACCCTTTTGAAGAACCGCCACTACTCTTTGAGGCATAACTCCTAGCAAGTTGTAAATTAAATTGTCTTTGTTCTTCTGCAAGTTCATTTTCTGTATTAATCTGATTAAGTACATCTTTCCATCTATTGTAGTATCTATCTTCAGTTTCGTTTTTAGCTTGTAATTGTTTTTCAAGCAATGTATTCTTATATTGAAATCCTTGTAAGGATAATTCTAGTTTTGTTTTAAGAGTATTATAAGCAATTTCAGCCAAAGCAGAGTTATTAGCTAATTGTGCTTCTTTAATAGAGTTATCATACTCTGTATTTGCCCTAATAAAGCCTTCCCTAGCCGTTGAAATACGGTTCTCATAGGTATTATACATACTCACCTGAGAACTCTCGCTATAGCCTGTTCTATTCATTCCTAGAGTAGCTTCTTTTTCTGCGTTAGCTCCATACCTATTACTTTGTTTTTGCCAATCGGCATACGCCCCTTTTTGCTCTTTTGTATAGTCTTTTTGTAACCAATCTTTTTGTTGTTCTATCTTTTCAATAGCAAAATCAGTATTAGCTTGTTGTAGTTCCTGTTGCTTTGTTCCATAGTCTTCTGCGGCTTTAATCTGGTCGTTGTAATACTTATCACTATTATTTATCATATTGTTATAAAGATTATTAACTTCATTTAAAGCCGTTTGTTTTTCTGAGTTTACCTGTTGAAATCTTTTATCGTTATAATCTACAGCCATTATTTACCTCCTATCTTTTAACATAGCTTCCTACGTATGATTCTAAAGTTGCTGAATATAAACTAAATGGTTTTTTAGAAGCAAACTTTAATTGAATACTTTTCCATTTCTTTTGCTTTATTCTAGGAACTACATATCCTTTCGTATTAATATATTTTTTTATAAACTTATATGGTTGATTATCCCTTTTAGCGTAAATATTAATTTCTTTTCCTTCCATATCTACTGTGCAACCTTTTTTATTGGTTATCTTCTGATACTGTGGGTATCTAAACTCATCTTGCATAGTAGTCCAATATGATTCTATTTCTGTATCTTTTTTAGTTAATGTATAAATAGTATCTTCAGAGCATAAATAAAGTTTTCCGTTCTTTACGAATGAATTGGAAATCTCTTTATCCATTTCCCAATAAAACCATTCATATTCATAATGATTATTTACCGTTGGTCTTGTCCTACTATCTGCTAGATATATCTTATTACCTATTACTACCAACAAGTAACCAGCCCATTCCGTTAAGAACATATCGTCATATTTTTCTTCATTTAAAAGTCTATTATCAATAAATGTACTTCTATGAGCAATCGCTTGTTCGGTTGTAACATCTCCGCTTATTGCTTCCATGCCATTATCACTAAAGAAACAAATAGTATCGTTAAAGTTAATTCCTGTCGTCTGACATCCTGTTGAAATAGATGAATGAGTAGATGGGTATATTTTCCCATAATCACTATCTATCGTTGGGTTATGATAGAAAATAGTTGTATTACTTTGACTTGGTTCTTTCATTACCCATATAGCATTATTTCCTGCTACTAACGCCCTAATAGCACTATCGTTTGTTCCTTCTTCATAATAATCTAAATCACTTATATAAGTTGGATCATTTAAAGAACAATGAAATAAAACGTTTGGATAGTCATTATTACCACTAAAGAATACTCTATTATCAAATACTTCTAATAGCGTACAATTTTCTATCCTCTGTCTATACCCTTCTCTAGTTTTCTTATATTGAATCATTACATTATCTTCACCATCTGTTAATGGTACTGATGGTGCTGTTGTAAATGTTACAATCCCCTTTTCATAGTTAGTAGTAAATCCTGTCGTAACTTCTTCAAAGTCTATATCTTCACGAATCCATACTCTGACTTGTTCTTCATCAATGTTTTGTGCGTCTAAATGGTATTCAGTAGATTCGCCATCAGCACAGAACGTATTTCTCCTATAAGGTGTAAGTAAATTAACGTCTTCATGTATTACTCCGCCTTGTGCTGGACTTCTACTTATTGAAGTCGTTGGTACATAACCTTCTACTTCTGATATAGTCGTTCCATCATATACCAAGTATTTATTACTATCCATGATGTATAATTTGCTATCGTATACAAAATAATTGCTTTTATGTTCTGCCATACTAGAGTAAATAGCATTAGTGCCATCATAAAGTTTTGTACCACTATGTACTATTAAATGGTCGACATTGTTATATTCATAAAAAAAGAGACCATGAATATCAGCATCATATTTTTTATACAATTCTGTATCCGGTCTCGTCTCTACGCATTTTCCCACTTTATTACTATAATTTTTCCACATGTTTAAAGCGTCTGGAGAACGGTTTAATGATACCTCGTCACCTCTTGATGAAAAATCTACACCAGAAAAGTTTTTATAGTTTCTCGTTATTAAACTTCCACTTATCTGTGTAGCCATTAGTCAATTCCTCCATCAATATAAGCAACCATAGTACCATATTTTGTATCTAATTCCTGTAGTAATTGTCTATATCTGTCAAAGTATATATGACCATATTGACTAGACACATCACTCTTTAATATGTCCCCAGCTACTCCATAAGGCATTATTTCAAGTACATCTCTTGATAATTCAAACTCATAATTATCTTCCGTATTTCTGTCAATTTGTGTTGGGTATTTATAGTAATATATTTTAGCTGTTCCTGTTTCATTGAAAATAACTTCATTTAGATTGATATCAGCATCTATTCCTTTAATAGTGTTTAATTGATACATATCATCTGCTATTTCATTTAAAAGTTTTATATCCCCTTCTGTAACCTCTATCTCTTTTATAGCAGGTATTTTTTTGTGCCTAGCAAGTTCATTTTGTATCTGGTTAATAACACCATTCATTTTAAGAGCTAAATCTTCATCTTCTGTTAAATCGTCGGCATCTTCGTTGTATTCTTCTATCATGGCATATACTTTATCTTTCATTTCTTCTAAAGTCATATAATCACTCCTTTGGGTTTATATCTGTATTTTCTTTGTAAATGTTTTTAACATCTTTAATTTCTTGTTCCAAATCTTTTAGTTTATACATAGGAACATTAGGAATAATATATCCCTCTACTTCACTCCATATTAAAATTGTTCCTTCTTTTAATTTTTGAGTAAGTTCACTATGCTCTTTAGATGTAATTCCGTCATATTCGCTTTTTCTATCTATAATTGTTTTAAGTGTCAAGTTTTTAAGCGTTTGTTTAACTTCTCCGTTGTCAGTTTCCTCGTCAAAGGTCGTATCCTTTGTTACTGTCCGACCATAAAATTGTTTTAGGTTTGGTCTTACTGTAAATAGCTCGTTATTCATGATATATCCTCCTTCTCGGCCGTGTTTATGGGAGTTGCACCCATCTACCTCTTAACACGATAAAAAGGGCTATACACCCTTATTTTACATTGCTGTTTTCATAACATAGATTTCGTTTGGTCTTACGATTTTAGCGCCGAATACATATAAACCTTTAACTGCATCAGTAAATGCATCTTCAGGTCTATAGTGTTCAACTTTTTCAATTTGTTCAGCAAATGCGATAGCTTTATCAGTTCTTAAAATATTATAGTAAACGTTATCAGTAGAACCAGAACCGTCAATACCAGTTGGTAGTAAGTTTTCAATACATACAAAAGCGTTGTTGATTTTTCCAACTGCTCCTTTTTTAAGAATGTCAGGGTTATTAGTAGAAAGTTCAGTTAATTGTTGTCTATAAGTAGTGAATACTGCTGGTGCTAATTCTAAGTAGAAAGTATCTGATACTTTACAGTTGTTTCCGTATAAAGTAGCAAACCCATCTTCTACACTAGCCATAGCATTTTGAGTAGTTAAAGTGATTACACTAGAACTCATAGATACTGTTGGAGTAGTTGCTTCTACATCAGCTTTAATGATAGAACCAACATAAGCGTCTCCTTCTTCTGCTAACCCTTTTGCAGCTTCATCAGTTAATGATTCCATTAATCCTGGAACTGATTGAGCTTTAACAATATCTTCAACTTCAAAATTGAAGTATCTATATTGATTTAGTTGTAATAATTGAGAACTATCAGCTGCGCTCTCACGAGTTAAAGCTGTACCTGGAATATAAGTTCTAATAGTTGGACGGTTTACTGATAATATTTTAACTTCTTTCGCATTTTTAGAATCTTTTTCATATTGGAAATCACAATGATTTCTTAATGAAGTGATTGTTTGTAGTGAACGTAAAATTGATTTTGACCAAATAGTTTGTTGAAAGTGTGCAACAGTATTTGCAACTGCCATATTTTATTCCTCCTCTACTTTGAAAGTATTAAGCTCTGCCTGTCATTGATTTTCTTACTGCCTTCCAAACATCTGGATTATCTAACTCATCATCAGTTAATCTTTCGATTTCTTCTGGCGAATAATAATCTTTGACTTTTGCTGTAGCTCCGCTTTTCATACTTCCCATTTTTTTAGTTTGTTTTTTAGGCTTAATTTTTAAATACATCTCGTATTGTTCTTTTAAAGATAAATCAGGGTTAAGATTGCCTCTAAAAGCGACAAAGTCTTCATCTTCTAACATATCTTTATTAACTCCAATAGAGTTAAGTTCTCTCTCATCTTCAATTCGTTTCCTTTCGGTCGCTAGATAAGAAAATAACTTTTTATCTCTTTGAGACATATTATCCACGCCTATTTTAGCTAAACGGTCGCTTTCGTCTTTTATTTCATCATATCCTAAAGAAATAATGTCGTCTGCTTCTGCTCTTGCTAAAACTTCTATTTCCCTTTCGGAAAATGTGTTGTCGGTTGTTGGTATATCTATACCTTGACCCTTATAGAAATCTGTTAATTGGTCTGTGGCCTCTTCTACATTAGAAGTACCTAAACCAGCGTTTAACACGTTTTCTAGTTTTGAGTATTTTCTTTTATACTCTTTTTCTAGCTTCGCTGTTTTACGAGCTAACTTCTTTGCAAGTAAATCGTCTAACTTTTGATTAAATTCATCTTCGGTATAAACTTTCTCTTGCTCTTCTGTTGTTTCTGTTTCTTCCTCTTGTACGGCTTCCACTTCTTCAACATCATCAACAATTTCTTCTGCTGTTTGTTCCTCAGCGTTTTCAGTCTCATCGACTAGGTTTTCGTTTTCTTCAAACATTTTTCTTTCCTCCTATTTTTTCGTTTGAGTTTGCTTCTCATACCACATCTTTTAAAGTCTTAAGGCTTGGACTAAAAAAACACCTATTCAGGTGATTCTTCTGTTTCTATTGGCTCTTCTTCTGTTTCTGGTGTTTGTTCGCCTTGTTCAATAACTCTTTGTGCTTCATCTATCTTTGATGCTTGAGCTTCTGGGTCGCCACTTAAGAAGTCATTGGCTCTCTGCTGCATCATTTGAGCCTCTGCATTAATTTCGGCTATTCTACGTTGTTCGTCTTCGATTTTGTCACATACGTCTAATAATTTTTGTTTAGGCATTGTGGCATCATCTGGAAGACTTTCGGCATAATATCTTAACTCTCCTACTCTTTGAGCTGTAAAATAACCGCCTTTTAACAAGTTTTCTAAACTTAACTCTTGTGCATACTTATCAAATGGACTCTTAGGCGTTATATCTACCTTAACTGTACCTTTTAAGTTTTCTAATACTGTTGCAGGTATATCTACTAATTGTGTATATGTTTTGTTAGTTTCAAAATCCATCTCTTCTTCTTCTAGTCTCATACCATCTGGAGTATATACAGTCCACATATCTAGCCATATTCTGGCTAATTCTTCTATACATCTCTTTAGGTTTGCTAATTGTTTTGTCATTGGTTGTTGTGATGCTTGTTGTACTGCTAGTATTGCTTTACCAGAAGCCTGTTCAGGATTAATACCTCCTGTTGCTATATCACTTGCATTTTTAAGTTCTCTAGTGATAGAGATTAAATCACTCATTAGCTTCGATACATCTGTACTCATACTTGCTGGATGAATATAATTAAATATCTTAGTAACATCATCTACTGTTGCACCGTTTTTAGTTTTAATTACTCCACCTACACGATTAATAGCATCTGGATTGGCTATCTTATCTACATTAGCAACCTTTTGAGTATAAGCGCATTGTTTTACTGTTAATAGCATCCTTGCTAGTGTCTTATTAAGTTCTAGTTGGTTAGGTATTAAGTATCTTACTTCGCCTTCACCTCTAGCACTACCTTTTTTATCTTTCCAAATAAAGTGTGCTACTGGATATAAACTTAAACCAGAATCTTCGTTAGTAATAATATCTACAAAACGTGTAGCTTTAGAATATCTGACAGTTCCATTTTCTTTATACATTTTTGTAACAATAGTACACATGTCATCTTTTTCAATCTTAGAAAAATCACCAGCTTGTTCAAATGAATCAGTATCACCTATAATTAGTTTTAAATCTGCTTCGTCTGCTCCTTCTGCTCTGGCCATTTCTTGTACTTCTGTTATAGGCTTTCTTTGGCTAATAATGATATACGGTTGACTTTGTATATCTGGGTTTTGTTCGTTTCCATATTGAATATCGTTTTTACTTATAACTTCATTTATTGGGTTTTGATCGTCTTCATTAAAATCTACATAAATAATTCCTTCATCATTTATGGCCGCATCATCAGATATTTCTCTGATTTTATTATCCATCTGGTCTTTTTCCCAGACTTTAGATGCTTTCTTGTTAAGTAGTTCGCATACCTTTTCGGCTGTCTTTCTAAACTCTCTTGTTTCAAAGTTTTCACTACTAAAGTTCATCTGCCATAGGTTTTGATTGATAGTACTTACTTTATAGTTGACTATTGTTTCTATGAAATTATATTGGGCTTGTTCTATACCTTCTATCTTTGCACCTTCCCATTGATTGCCACTATACATACGATAGTTTTTGTCTGTATCTGAGAAGACATTGTGCATGCGCATATAGTTACGGCCTCTTTCGTATTCCTCCCAAACATCTGTTTTCTTTATATCTTCTAAATCCATCTAATCACCTCTTACTTTGGTATATCTTGCTGACCTATACTTGTACCATCATAGTTATCTATGTTTTCGGCTATAATACGGTCTCTTTCTTGAGCTTTCTTTACTTCTTGTTCTTCATTAAACTCTCTTATTGCTTTAATAGGCTCTACCTTAGGTATCTTTATATCTTGACCTTTATCTACTTTTTGTCTTATCTTTGCGCCCATTAAAAAACAACACATGTTTAGTAGTGTTGTTATAACTATGATCCATAATGTCTCTGTCATTATTTATCACCTTTTTTTGTTGTTTTTTTAGTTGCCCTTTTTCTTGTTGTTTTCTTTTTAGGCTTAGCTTCTTCTAAAAATTCTATTGTTTGATTATGCCATATTTTATCAACAGCATTTTTTATTTCTTTATCTTCATCAAATGAATTATATTTTTTTCTAAATACTTTCTTTTTCATTTCTTTACCTCCAATAACTTTCTATATTCTTTATCACTATTTTTACCTTTATAATTTACTTTGGGTATTTTATTATAAATCTTTTCAACATCTAAATTGCTCATATCTAAATCTAATATATGAGCTTCCTTAGAAGTGATACCCAATTCTTTATATACTTCTAAATCTGTTATGATAACTGGGATATTAAGTTTTAAGCACTCGTTTACAAAAAGACAATAGCTCTCGCTTGAGCTAAGTTGTACGCCATAATCGGTTTCTATCATATAATCGCTGATATTATATCTTGGTTTCATAAATATAATGTTTTCGTTCACTTTTTCTGGTGGCCTATCAGTAAAGATTAACCATATATAAGGTATATCTTTATTTTCAAGTTCTTCTGCTAACCTCACCATCCTATCCCAGCCTTTTTCTGAAGTTAGCCTTGTTGCGCTTATTAGTTTTAGTAATCTTTTCGGCTTATCTACCTCAACGGGATTATATAACGTAAATACCTCTTGTTCTTGTTTTGTTTCCATAGACTTTGCTGCCGTTTCAGAGACAGCATATATTTTATCCATCTTCGGTATTTGTACAATGTTCCATCCAATAGTTCCATAATCGCAATGTACTATTAAATATCTTTCTTTTGCGTTTTCATATAACTCAGGCAATATATAATTTGCCATAGTAAATATTATCTTATTGCATTTTACTGGTTGGCCTTCATACTTTATTGTTTTTAGTTCCTTTGAAAGCCTTTCTATTTGACTACTAGAACCTTTAGTATAAAGTAGTGTTATCTGCCCTATGTTATATTTTTTGCCAACATAATATAACCACGATTCAATTCCCCCTACTTCGGCTACTTCTATTGTATATATAACTATATCTAAATCTAAAGGTTGGGGGTTGTGTTTTTCTCTATATACAGTTTTTTTCATTTATATCACCGTTATCTTTTCGCCATAATCACTTTCTAAAAAGTCTATATCGAATCCTTTAAACTCTGGATATGGTGTTAATACTTCATCTGTAAACACTACTTGATTACATACTTCATAAGCAATAGCAAGCCCCATCATTTGGTCATCGTGGCCTCCGTCTGGTGCTTCTATTCTTCCTTTTTCGTTTCTTACGATTGTTAATAGTTCTAGTAATGTATCTTCATCATTTATTAAATCACAATGTTCTCTAACAAAAGATATTAGATAACTTATTATTGTTGGTCTTGTTATAGACGTTGTCTTAAAGCCAAATCTCTTTTCAGTTTTACCTGTATATTCATCTATCTTTTCTCTTATGTATTGATGATTATATCCTAGTCTTGTTAGTTCTCTTATAGGGAAACTATCAAAGTTAGCTTCTATTCCCATTAATGCTTCTTCTAATGTTCCATTTAAATATCTATGCGAATAATACATGCCTAAACAATACATTTGTCTCGTATATAAATCTGCATCCATTTGATTTTTGAATACTGCTACTTGTTTTTTTGTTTTAGCGTCTATTACATGTCCTGTGAAATAATCAGAACCATCTCCTGCTGTGTCTCCACCTATTGCATAGTAATTAGCTTTATTAGGTACTTCATATATCTTTATATAGCCGTTTTTATCATTTATCCACTTAATATTACTTATCTTCTTTCTTGCTGGTTTTGTATCATCATATACATACTCAAAATAACCTGTTTTAATAGGCTTATTAAGGTTGTTTAGTCTTTCTTGTATCTTTCTACTATCGAATACTGTTTGTCCTAATACTCCCCATTTACCTAGACAATAAACATCATAATAATATGCATCTGTTTCTTTATAACTTTCTAGTAATTGTTTATACTCTTCGTCTAGGAAATTATTATCTTTGTATGTGCTGTGACATATTTCAATATTTTCGGCTTTTCTATCAAAAAATCTTTTCTTTAACCAATGATTAATGTCTATAGGGTTAAATGATATTACTATTTGTTTTTTAGTTCCCTTACCTCTTAAACGTACGTCCAGTTGATTAAAGTCGCTTTCTAATATTTCTGACGCTTCTTCTATCCATACGTCAGTTAATTCACCTTTAGAAAAAGTTATTGATTTAAGTTTCTCTACATCATCTAATCCTGCGAACACTACTTCGTTACCATTTATTAGATTTCGTATTCTTAAATCACTTTCATTTATCTTAAAATACTTAGGTAATTTCCATTTTCTTATTATTTGTTTAAATAATGCGAATGTACTATCTCTATTACTTTTTCCTGTTTTACGTACTACAAGTAAATTAAATTTCTTTTCGGTTAGTAGTTTATATACATATCGTTCTACTACAAAATAACTTTTACCACTACCTGCACCACCATAAAATATTAAATAACGTTTATCGTTGTTTAAATACTTAAAAAAGAGTTCGTTGAAAACTCTCTTTTTAATTTTTATGTTAATAGTATTATTCATCTATATCAACTTCTATACTGGTAATTCCTATATTACCTTCTAGTTTTGTAACATAGTTGCCATCCATTTTGTTTAATATATCCATTGATTTTAATTTATCTGACATATATATCTTTTCATCTATTTCGCCAGTTATTACTTTTGTAAGCCACTCCATACGTTCTTTTGCTGACATTATTGTTTCTTTTCTAACTTCATTCTGTAATTCTTTTATGTATTCTTTCACGTTAGCATTTGTTAGCAGTCTACTAGCGTTTATTCTCGCCGTTTCTTCAGTACAGTCTGGATACGCTTTCATATATGCTCTAGTACCATTATTGCCGTTCTTTACGTATTCCTGTGCAAATGTTCTTTGGTTGTTATTCATATACATCACCTACTTTCATAAACACTACGCCAACCCACCAACAGCTATATATGTGCTTTTCCTGTTCCCTTTATTCTCCCTATAATAAAAAGCCACGTTAAGTGACTTGAATTTTATTGGTAGCGCCTAGTTTTGTGCTAGACAATCTTTCTTCTATTCAGTACACTACCTATAAAAGATAGTGCTTGTATTTAATGCATTGTGCTGTTTTAATTAGCACCTAGCCAAAGACATGTTCGCTTTTAGTATTATCACGTTCATAACACCTTGAATGATTATTCTTTCCGTAGAAACTCCTACAAGTTATCATCTTGTATTAAAACTATCACCCACGCCTAGTTACTCTATATCTCCAGCTAGCTGCCATTAAAGGCAGCACTAGAATAAAAAGGGGTTTCACAAATCGAAAAAAAACAATTTGCGAATGAAGACTTGAGGGCTTACATCAGTTCTGATTGCCTCGTTTTTTTGCTTCAAAATAATTTTTAATATTGTAATACTGTGTTTTATATCTTTTTGGATATTTGTTATATTTATTAAATAATCTAGCTTCGTTTTTTTCATTAATTTCTTTTTGTTCGATATCTGTCATATAATCTTTATCGTATTTGTATAATTCAAGAATATCTTTATACAATATTTTTGCATGATCACTATAATTATCTGGTAGTATGCCATGATGTTTTTTTCGTAATAACTGCCTTTCTTTGTAAGTTTTTTTAATAAAATCGACTAACTCCATCAATTTTGTTTCAACTTGGCTTGTTTTTACTCTAATAACTTCCCAGCCAACACCAAGGCTAGATATTATTTCAATGTCTCTTTTTGCGTCTTTTAACATATTTTGTGAAGTATAGTGCCATGCACCATCTATTTCCAATACGATTTTTAAATCAGGAAGCATAAAATCAACAGTATATCTTTCTATTTTTTTGTGAGGTATTGTTTTTATTTTGTTGTTTATTAATTCTATTGCAACCATTATTTCGTGTGAGCTGTCAAAACTTCTATAATCTTGTTTAATTTTTTCTTTTATTACGTTACAAGCTTCATAATAATAATGCATACTAAATTTTTGATGTTCCATCTGTCTTAAGGCTCTTTCATACATAACTAACGATTGCTCTTTTAAATATCTTTCATACAAATCACTATAATCTTTATCTTTTTTATCTTTGCAATCTCTACAATAAGCCCTTAAATCCTCTTGATATGGTATTTCTTTTCCACAATACCAACATAAAGTCGTTTCATTTTTAGTCATAATAAGCCTCCATTTTCCCCATTTAATCATATTCTAGCACTTGACCGCGAACTCAAGGCGAACTCTGACGATTTTTTTCTATTTTTTTACATATTTTTTGTATTTGGCGTCTTCCTATTCCCCATTTTTCCTCTAATTTAGCATTAGATAAATGAAAATATTTCTTTTCAATGTATATTTTTAAATCACGATCAATTACTTTATGATATATCTCTTTTAATTTTCTATTACACTCATCATAATTCTTTGATAATTCAGCCAACATAATGAGTATGTCTTCTCTGGTTGCATTTCTAGGAGTGGTTTGCACTGATACATTACTTAATCCTTTAGATGTCACTCTAGTAGCTTGTAAATACAAGTTTTCTATCTTTTCAACATTTACCCCTTTATAATCATTTGTTATGTCTTCTAATTCATCTATTATTTTATCCGTATCAGTCATAACTTTCCTCCTAATCACTCTTCTTCATTACATCTTTCATCTCTATATTTCTTTTTATACGTTCTAGATTAAATCTGTAATTATTAGCCCAACTCCATCTATAAAATACATTGTTTTTTACTTTAGAACGTGGTGTATAAAACTTGCAAAAGTCACACTCTTTTTTAGTTAATGCATGGCACGTTCCATCTTTCCTATCTGCAAAACACTTTTCCATTGTTTTGTACCTTTCTTATTTTTAATAATTTTTTTGTTCTGTCATTAACATACTTTTTAGCCCCTAATTTATTATAAGGACTATGTCTGTGTAATTTGTATTTAGTCATTTGTATCATCACCTTTTAATCCAACTAACTCACCATATTTTTCCTGATATTCTTTTAACTCATCTTCCATTTTTCTATAATCATGCTTTAAACTATCTAGCTTGCCGTTACACATAGCTCTGTCGCTTAATAAGCCATTTATGTATGCTGTTTTATCATTAATAATATCTATTGCTCCTGTTATTAAAAACAATTCAAATAAACACGCTATTCCTAAAGATATTATTAAAAATCTATTTATTTCTCTTTTTTCCATGTCTATATCTCCTCTATTTCTAAAATAACTTTATTTCTATCCTCATACTTAAAACTATCAGTAAAACCTATAACACATTTTCTATTATCGTCTTTTAGTTTCCCGTACTTAACCATAGCGTCTAATATAAATTTTTTAGCAAAACATATATTATCTAAATCTCTTCGTTTATTACTTTCTACCCATATAAAATGTATTTTTACAGGATTTTCAAATCTAGGAAGTTGTATAAGATATAATCCTATTTGTTGTTCTAGATTTTGTTTTATTTTATTAGCATATCTCCCATCAGCTCTACACATTTTTGTATAATCGTTTAAACTAGGAAGTTTTAAAGGTATTGTTACTTTTATCATTTTCTCAGCCCTTTCTTCATAATTTATCATCTTCTTTGCCTATTCTTATCGCAATTAGTTTACCTTAGGCATGGCTAAACGACTAATATATCTAGGAGTGACATTTAATCTTTTAGCTAGTTCATCTCTAGTACCTAAATCAATAAATACATCATCTTTATAAATTGCATATACTACTTTACCCATACATTATCCTCTTTTCATAGCCTCATTTATTATTTCAATAAGCATAGGCATATATTTTCTTTTGTTCGTATGTACTAAATCATGATGTTTTTTGCATAACGGTATTACGTTACCCATGTATGTCTTACGACCACCGTACAGCCCGCCGTAACGTATATGATGGCAGTGAATTTGATTGTTACCACATATAGCACAGCAACCATTAAATAATTCTATAGTATCTTCGTATACCTTCTTTTCCGCTTTATTCATTTTTCCAGCTTGCCTTTAACTCTTCTATTTGATTAGGTGTCATAGTTTCTATATCCATACTTTTAGCTTCACTTACTATTCCATCTATTAATACTGACATCTGTTTACTATCCATTTCAGAACTAGGAAGATAAGCTTTATATGACTTAAATAGCTTGTCCCCCTTTTTGATTGTACTTTCTTCTTCATAGTACTTAATTAGTCCTGTTATGTTATATTCTGCTGGCAATAATAAGCTATATGTTTCTCCATATTGTTTAAGCATACTTCTATGTACAAAGTCTTTGCTTTGGTTTAATTCACTTGCTATTTTATTTACTAATACCCAGTAATAAGCATTGGCGTCTAACGAACGTTTATTTTTGTGTTCTTTTACTTCGTATACTTTTTCATCGTCTAATGTAACTAAATATGGTATTAATTGTTTAGGCGTTCCTATCATCTAATCACCTCACAAAATCATCAATAGTCGTTTGTTTTTCTTGATTGCACACATATTCAATTCTAGCCTTTGCTATCGGTAAATATTCTTCGGTTAATTCAATACCAATGTATTTATAATTTTTATTTCGTTCTAGGTTTTCATACATAACAGCCTTACCTGTACTTCCACTGCCATTAAATGGATCAAGTATAGTTCCGCCGTTTGGTGTTACCAGTCTAACTAGGTATTGCATTAATGAAGTAGGTTTTACAGTTGGGTGGACATTCTTTCTAGGAGTTGTTCTCATCATAGGATTATCAACAGGATTTCCATTGTTCCAATTTTCTGGATGTGTTGCAAGTGTAGGTCTAAAATCTGTAACACACGCTAGCTGTTTTTCTTCAAACTCATCTAATCCTTCATCTCTATCTTTCTTACTTGCTTTCGCACAATAGAAATATCTTGAGGCAGAACCACTATCTATTCTATTTTGATAAAAACCTTTTCTATTAGGTATTGAACCATATATACTATCATTTTTTACATTATCAAAGTTAATGTTTCCACCACTTTTAGTATTAGGAAATCCACCACATACTTCATCAAAATCTGTTTCATCATAAGTTAATATTGTATTTGCTGGAAATCTACCATTGTCGGGTTTATTTGATTGGTCAAGTCCTGGAGTGTTACTTGTATGCAAAGCAACACCACCATAAGTATTTACATGATTATTTCTACCTAACTTTTCACCCGTTGGGTTTACTCTACACTCATCAATATTAATTCCACCAACACCATTTTCAATAACATTGTCAACTAATGAACCTTTAAATGGCTTCCTTGCAACTATGATTGGCTCGAATGATGGTTTTAATGCAGTTCCCCATCCTTGCCATTGTTTGGCTAAATCAGTTGATGGTATTGTTATATTATATTCTCTTTTTTCACCCCAACCTTTTAATTGGTCATTTATTGGTAACGCTAAACTTTTTTTAGTTCCTATTACTTCTCTCTCCACCTCTTCAATATCTTCAAAAGGTAGTTCTAATATTTTGCACATTTTATTAAATTGTACAGGTGTTGGAGTAGTTTTTCCTTTTGTCCAATTACTTACCAAGCCACCATGGTTAACTTTTCCATAAAATTTACCTTTTTCTGCTAATTCTATTGCTGTCATATTTTTTTCTTTCAAAGCCTTATTTAAAAAATCTGCAAACCAGTTTAAATCAACCCCACCTTTTTTGTCAATCTGCTTTGATATATCCATACTTTTAGGAAATCCACTACCATACATCCAGCATATTGTAT